CCGAGTCCGTTGGTTCCAGCGGTGGATTCACCGTGATGCCTGAGTATCGCACTCAGTTGTTCATGTTGAATGAGTTCACCCGTTACGTGCGCGAGCGAGCCATGGTTATGCCCATGAGCGCGCGCCAGATCCTGATGCCTGCGTTGGACCAGACCGGTTCTACCGCTGGCGTTTCCAACATCTATGGTGGAGTGATTCCAACATGGACTGAGGAATCGGCAGAGAAGACGGAAACCGAACCTGACTTCCGCCAGATCGCGATCGTCGCTCACAAGTTGGCACTGTACACAGAGGCCTCCGATGAGCTGTTGGCTGATTCCGCTATCGGTCTCGAGACTTTGCTGTATGGTCTCTTCGGTGGCGCGATCGCTAATGAGGAAGAGTGGGTATTCATCAATGGTCATGGCGCTGGCCAGCCAATGGGAATTAACCACGCAGGTTGTGCGTCGACCTATCGGCAGACACGTGCTGCCGCTGGAGCGATTAGCATTACCGATGTGTTCAACATGGTAAGCCACTTCATGGGACAGTCCCCGATTTGGCTTGCGCATCAGTCCACGATGCCTCAGATTCTGGGCTTGAATGGTCCTGCTACGAATCCTTCGTACGTGTGGATCAACAATGCTCGTGAGGGTGCCCCAACTACGTTGATGGGTTATCCTGTGCACTTCATCGAGAATACCGTTACCCTTGGTAGCGAGGGTGACCTGATCCTTGCTGACTGGAGCAAGTACATCATCGGTGATCGTCAACAGACGACCATTGATTCCAGCAAGCACTTCAAGTTCCGAAACGACTTGACCGCTTGGCGTGCAGTCCACCGTGTTGGTGGTCGACCTTGGCTATCCGATCTTCTAACCCTTCGTGATGGAAGCACCGAGGTTTCCCCGTTCGTCGTGCTAGATGATGGTGTGACTCCTACGTAGGTAGGGGATTGGGTGGATGGCTTCTAATCAAAATTACAGCTGGGAAGCTTGGAGTTTGTAGGTTAGAAGCCATCCTAGATAACAGAAGAAGATTCACAGTTAATTAGGACCTTAGGAGGTTCGAAATGCCAGGGTATACCGAACGATTTACGGAAGTTAACCAGCCCACTGGTGAATTGTATCCGGCGCTTAAAGCGGCTACGACTCACAATGGTGCCTGGATTCCTATGAGCAACCACCAGCGCGTGGTGTTCTTGATTATGGTTGGAGCGATGACTTCGCTTTCAACGTTGGATTTCATGGTTCAGCAGGATGACGATGGCGATGGTGTGAGCGCCAAGGCCATTACTGGTAAGGCTATCACACAGCTTACCGAAGCCGGCGGTGATGGGAACGACTTGCTCGCTGTGGAAGTTCGCACGGAAGAGCTTGACGTTTCTGGTGGGTTTGAGTACGTGCGTGGCGTGCTAACGGTTGGTACCGACACTGTGTACTGTGCGATGCTCCCTCTTCGGTTCATCCCGAACTATCCGCCAGTTGCGACAACTGGTTGGACTGAGATCATCGACTAGTTTCACACCAGTAACAGACGAGGTTCAGAAGATGGTGGCTCAAGGCTGATTTAGGATCTATATAAGATCATGGTTGGTAGACAACCACAATTCGGCAAGAGCCACCATCGACTTTAGGAGAAAACATGGCATTGAAGTGGGTACGCTGTATACAAACATTTTCACGTCATAGTGAACTAGGTCGACGTGCTACTCACTATAAAGGTGACTGGCTGCAACTACGTAACATGGAAATTAAGCAACGTCTTGCTGCTGGTCAGATAGAAGATCCTACAACGGTATTCCAACCTGAGTTATTTAATTCAGGAGAATGTGGGATTGTAACCTCGAATAAGCCCATAGACGTATCCGAGTATTCATACAATCTACCAATTACTTATTCAGAGCACTATGTGCAAGAGTATCAGTATACCTTGGTATGGAATTCTGGTCCTCTTCGAACAGCATTACTTCCTATTTCATTTGAGCTACTTAAATCCTGGGACATGCTGGTACCCCTTGAAGGGTTCTCAGTACTGGCCAACACGATTGGATCTGTAGAAGACAGAAAGCGAACCGAAGATGTTATTGGAGATCTTCGGGTTCCAGTATACAATGTTGAGCAAATGTTTATCCGACGTTGTTCAGATACAGCGCAATTCATGGATGCTTGGGAAAAGGAACAGGAACAGGAAAACAGCAAGGTAGATAAAAGATTGAGCTTCCTACGTACCTTATTTGTGAATCCCTTGCTTATGCTTGCGTTACCGCCAAGTTGGATTTCAGGATCTCATGTCTGAAACAAAAGGAATTTGCTACATAGCATATGGAGAATCAGCACTACGTGAGGTACGATTAGCGATTCATAGTCTACATCAGGTGGGAGTTGAACTTCCTATAGCCTTGATATGTGCAGAACCAATCCATATTCAGAAGATATTCTATGTACCATTTGAGGATCATAGCTTTGGCGCACGTAGGGTAAAGGTTCTTTTAGATGATCTATCTCCATTTGAACAAACACTTTACCTTGACGTAGATACCAGAGTAAAGAGCATAGATATCCTCAAGGGTTTTGATATTCTTGATGCTGGATGGGATCTGGTTATGGCACCTTCGGTGAATCAAGGAGCAAATGTTTTTGCTCATATCCTTCCTGAAGAGAAACAAGCAACATCAGATTTCTTGTATAACAAACTTCCGATACAGTTACAAGCAGGCGTTATGTGGTTTCAGAAGACACCACGTACCTTGTCACTATTTGATTCTTGGCGTACAGAATGGAACAAATACAAGCATCACGATCAGGCAGCTCTCATTCGTGCATTACAAACTTCACCAGCACGTATCTGGTTACTTGGCTTAGATTGGAATAGCCGGCGTGGTAGCATTGTAGATCATCATTTTGGTCAAGCTGTTAACTAGAATCAGGAGACAGAGTTTTGAAAATAAATGTGGTATGTAGGAACTGGGAAGATGACAGGGTACTTCCACGATTTGCTAGGTACCTTTCCAGGATAAATGGTTGGGGACTAAGTAAGGTTGTTGATCCTACCTGTGATCTAAACTACTACATGGCCTACTTTGAAATCCTGAAGAATAAACAATACACAGGTGAGGTAGCAGCTTACTTTACGCATTACGAACATAACGGTAAAGGAGAATGGTACGATAAGGTAGCAGCAAAAACCGTTCTCAATATTGCAATGAACAAAGGCCAACTACGACATCTTAGAACCTTTGGTAAATCAATCACGATACCACTTCCAGTTGAACAAGATCATTTCACACTGAAACAGAAGAACTATCGTCCAGGTCAGAAACCAGTTGTAGGCTTTAGTGGGTTTATATATGCATCTGGACGTAAGGGAGAGGAGCTGGCCAAGAGCTTGGTGCAGGAATACGGAACAAAGGTTGTCTTTAGTGCTTCCGGTAAGGGATGGCCTTGCTCAACACAACGCTATAATTGGGTAGATCTTCCCACGTTCTTTAAACAACTGGATATCTTTGTATGTACTTCTGAGCTAGAAGGTGGTCCGATGACCACGTTGGAAGCACTTTCAACCGGTCTCCCTGTGGTTATCCCAGCGGAAGTAGGAATTCATCCTGAGCTTCCATACATTCCAGGTATATATCGCTATGTTACAGGTAACAGGGAAAGTCTTGCCGTTGCATTAGAACAGGCAATTAGTGAATTACGTTCTATAGATCGTGAATCGCTTAGGGCTTCCATTGCCAAATACACAGTAGGTGAATTCTGTTATGGACATAGGAAGGCATTTGAGGAAATCCTACTTCCTGAACCAGAACCTGAGATTGAGGTAAAGCAAGAAGAAGCTGGAAAGACAAAGACTGAAAGTGGTAAATGGAATGAAATGGTAAAGGAGATTGGTGGAAAGACGGAAAGCATTTCGCAGATACCACCTCCTGATGATTGGAAGAAGCGTAGTGGAATATACATAGTAGCATTTGGTGACCCTGCACGTAAATGTGCTAACAGATGCATACGTGCATGTAAACGACAGATGCCAGACATTCCAGTAGCGTTATGTGCAGTTTCACCCATGAATGTAGGTGAGGATATCTTCATTCAAGAAGAAGATCTAGATATTGGTGGTCGTACAGCAAAGTTGGCTGCGTATGAAAAAGCACCACAAGATTGGGAATACATCCTATACCTAGATGCAGATACTGAACCAGT